CTAACCAACTGAGCTATGGAGGCATTAGGCTAATACTTATGAACTTTTACACCATAAATATCAGCATGAAAAACTGCTACAACTTTAAAAAATCCTATGCAGATGATACTGCACTATGTATTGAATTTTTCAAGGACAAGATTACCGAAATGGTCGATAGACGATTTGTAACTCGTTCTTGGCACTATTGGGACCCTGTTACTTTAGAAATTAAAGAACAACTTGGTACTAAACTTGAACTGCTAAGAGACTTCCAAGAGTGTAATATTGGCATACACCACGTTAATCTCTTTATATGCAGGGAAGGTGTTGTTGGCGGGTTACATATTGACAATGCCAGCGATCCTAGACATTGCAGTATTAATATTCCGCTAACTGGTTGCGAGCTTAGTGAAATCTTTTGGGTTCGAGAAGATCAGTTCCAACTTGGTAACTTTGACTTACGCAACGGCGTTCGTGCCGGATATCCACAAGGAGTAGATATGAACGATCCAGCAGGGTGGGATATTGTTGACACCGCTAGCTTGGCTCGAACAGTTTTAATTAAAACAGATACTTGGCATACTGTCGACAACAGAAAAAATTCAGTGCCGCGAGTTTGTTTAGCATTTAGATTATTAGGTAATCCAAGTTTTTCTAAAATATTCAATGTCCTTACTGAAAAAGGACTGTTAGAAACAGAATGAACCCTTTACTACTCAACACCCTTTACACTCCGCTGGAATGGTATAGCCCACCAGCATTTGATTCTAGCAAACTAGAAACATGGATGACTGAGCACAATATTAAACTCAAGAAAATTAGAGAGTTTATGAATATGGGCTCCAAACTAGGAGAAGGCACATTAGGAGTAAACTATCCATGGGCACCTGTTAGTGCTTTTAACAGAACCTTTGAAGGGTGGCAAGGAGACTTTGATAAACATTTCCCCGGGCTTGCTTCTTACTTTTTAAATCCTTTTGGTATCATATTAGATGACATTGACAGTATATCAATGCTTCCAGTAAAAAGTGATTACACTGGTAGATTTTGGCACCAAGACCCAGATGAGTTTGGTTTAAGAATTAACTTAGAATACGAAGATACTTCAAATAAATTAATTCTTAAAAAAACTAAACAAGCCTATGACGAGCAGGAAGCAATATCTGCTAGATACTTTCAGCCGCCAGCAGTTCCACCCGACATTAACCAATTTTTACAAGACGAAATACATACCTGTCAACATTCACCTACTGGTTGCTATTACATTAACAACGTTAGAGCGGCACATACTGTTGATGTGGTAACTCCTGGCAAGAAATGTATTACTGTAATTGTATATCACAACAAATCAAAGCCAGTAATAGACAAGATCAACGACCTTGTTGCACTTTCTTTAGAAAAATATAAAGACTACGCAATTACATATTAATTGGCACCCCGACTAGGATTTGAACCTAGACCGACACAGTCAAAGTGTGTTGTGCTACCATTACACTATCAGGGAACAGATTTTATTTGGTGCTCCAGAGTAGAATCGAACTACTGATTCATCCTTACCATGGATGCGTTATACCATTTAACTACAAGAGCATGGTACCCCACCTCGGACTCGAACCGAGAGAACTGCTCCTTTTGAGAGAGCCGACTTTACCAATTTGTCCAGCGGGGCATTGAATGGTGCCGATGGCCGGACTCGAACCAGCCACACACGGATTTTCAATCCGTTGCTCTACCTGATGAGCTACATCGGCAAATAGGTTTTTGAGAGCCCAACTATCCTCCTGGGAGGACTCGCTGGATTGTCTCGAATAGTCAAGTTTAACATACCGGCTTCAGTCATACTATAGTGTCAATACAGTCAACCCCACTGTACCTAGACTGGCAGGGACTCAAAACTACCGTCTATCTCAAAACTTGGGGAGTCGTACGAGAATCGAACTCGTGATAACGGAATCACAACCCGTGGTTTTACCACTAAACTAACAACTCCATATTAAATACAATCATGCTAGAAGATGATAACAGTCGAGTTAAATTGCTGTACGAGCTTGCAAAGGGTTCGTATCAGCCTTCTTCTAGCTGGGTAAGTGTTAAAAAGTTTGTACCTATGTTTGACAAGGCACCTAAGGAAGAATTTATTCCTGCGCCATTGTTAAACGATAGACACAAATTTGTACCCACTGAAATTAAAAACCTTGGTACGGGCACAGGGACTCGAACCCTGGACCAATAGATTAAAAGTCTACTGCTCTACCAACTGAGCTATACCCGCATTACCACTTAGTGAAACATACTCTCGTCGGAATAGGGACTTTTCATCGCGCTGGTTAGGCTGCTTCGTCGTGTAGTCCAAGTTACCAACTTCTCAAGGCTAACGACCAATGATGAATATGTTTCGCTAAGTGGTAGGGGCACAGGGACTCGAACCCTGATAGACCGGTTAAAAGCCGGCTATTCTAGCCTTTGAATTATACCCCCATATGGTCCCTCCAGGCGGATTCGAACCGCCACCTCATCGGGTAAGAGCCGAGTATGCTACCATAACACCTCGAAGGGATGGATCGTATTAGATTTGTCTTTTACGTGCCATCCCTGACCATACGGGGTCAAGAATGACACTAACGTTTAGCACGTTTCATGTCGTTCTCCTTTTGAACATTAAAATAAATTTGGTGCCGCCTCTAGGGATCGAACCTAGTTCCACGATGCTTCAAACCGTTGCTATGACCACATCAGCTAAAGCGGCATGTTGGTAGAAGCGGTGGGACTCGAACCCACGATAAACACCGTATGAAGGTGGCGCATTAGCCGCTATGCTACGCTTCTATATTGAATTTGTTAAAGTAGTGCAACCATCGTTATATGCACCATTCACCTGGATTAACTAGCCCGGGCAGGACTCGGTACGTCACTTGGGATACTAGTCCAGTTAGCAACCAATCTGCGCCGATCTTCCGATCAGCCGGGAGTTGAACCCGTCCCCTTCTACTATTTCGGTAGTTCGAACTTACCTAGATAGCGTGACATTCTCTTGCTGACACTTTAACAAAACTTGGTCTCGCATGAAGGACTCGAACCTTCGAAGTCTCCGCCCCAAACGGAGTGGTATAGCCGCTAACCGAATGCGAGAAAAATTGGCTCCGCGTGTGAGGATCGAACTCACCTAACCACTGATTAACAGTCAGGTCCATGCACCTTGCTCGGATTTCGCGGAATAGAAATTGGTAGCCTGTCCAGGTAACGCTCCTGGGTCGCTCGATTATCAGTCGAGTGCTCTACTATTGAGCTAACGGGCTATAATTGGAGTACGGGGTCGGATTTGAACCGACGGTTTTACTGGTTTGCAATCAGTTCCCTTGGGCCGCTCGGGCACCCGTACATAAAAATTGGCACCCCGTGATGGAATCGAACCACCATCCCGACGTTCGTAGCATCGTATCCTATCCATTGAACGAACGGGGCATTATATTGGAGCGTTCTGCTTACGGTCCCTGGTTACACAGTAAGACCAGGGCTTACTGCCAAAACGCTTTAATATAATGGCAGGGGATACAGGATTCGAACCTGTGAATGCCGGAATCAAAACCCGGTGCCTTAGGCCAAACTTGGCGAATCCCCAACATATAACTGGCAGTGAGTTAGGGATTTGAACCCTAGTGCCCTATTTCTAGGACGCACTCCTTAGCAGGGAGGCACAATTAGCCAGACTCTGTCAACTCACTATATTGGTAGATGATACTGGGATCGAACCAGTGACCCTCACAATGTCAATGTGATGCGCTACCACTACGCTAATCATCTATAATTGGTGCCCCAGAGGAGAGTCGAACTCCTAAAATTTGGTTTCTAAGACCAACACGTATACCAATTCCGTCACCGGGGCAAAATAAAGAGTAAATGCTTTGGGATTCGAACCCAACCCTGCGTCCGCCTTCTCCACTTACTAGGCCTGCAAGCCTTTCGTTGGGTACTACCTTCTGCTGTGCTACCAGCACACCACGCAACCTGTCATAGCCCATTGCAGTGAACTATGAGCAGTCTCGAACTGGCCGAAGCGGTGAGATTCGAACTCACGGAACCATTTCTGATCCGACGGTTTTCAAGACCGTTGCAATAAACCGGACTCTGCCACGCTTCGATATTTGGCGACTCGTAGGAGAATCGAACTCCTGTAACCTGGTAGACAGCCAAGTATAATTACCACTATATTAACGAGCCATATTTGGTACTCTGTACGGGAGTCGAACCCGTCTCTGCGGATTGAAAGTCCACTGATCTAACCGATAATCTAACAGAGTAAATTTGGTGGGGGTTGATGGTAACGCTCCACGTGCCTTGACTTCACTACCTTCAGGAACGGATTTACAGTCCGCCGTAGTGGGCAACCCCCATAATCTTTAACACACTCTTGCGAATGTGTGTATTAAAGAACACAGTTTGCGGCATCTCAGCCCAAGTCAACTCTATGCTCTTTAATACGCTTGGATTTTTCGCTCTACAAGAAGAGTTTCATCCCCAAGGCCGCCCATTTGCTAGATGTTTATAGTGCCTAGCCCAGCTCGCGTTGCTGGAGTCCTTCACACTTTGCAATCAACGATACTTTTGAATTAGTATCTCCTGCCTATGCAATGCCGCTCGTTGTTCTGCCGCACGTTTTAACTTTTCTTGAATCAGTTTGTTAAACTGATCCTTGTTAAGTGTGTGCATTCGAATCCACTCGGCTTCCTTTAACTTTTTATTCAATACCTAAAATTCCTTACATAAACGAAAAACCCTGGAGTCTTTTGGGACATCCAGGGTCTGAGTAAACGGTTAGATTACTTTATCCTGGATGAGCTCCTAGAATATGACGATAAGTCATCTCAAAAGAGTCAGAGAAGCGGCTACTCTGTTTTGAGCACCAGTTTCTTTGATTCGGATTTGAAATGAGTTTGTTCATCATAGTAATCATTGTACACTTACTTAGCCTGTCTGTCAACCTCTGTTTGACTTATGGCGGAAAATTTCGTCTTTTTGGCAAAATGCCTTTTTGTTTAACAAGCATCTAGTATAACACCAGATGCTTGCCTTGTCAACCTCTTTTTAAAACTTTTTATCTTACTGCACCTGCATAGTCTGCTCTCACATACCAATCAGGTGCTGACGGCAGGTTGTTATGCTTTAGGTTGTAGTCTATAGCATACTGCCGGGCTTCTGCTTCGTTGTCGAAGTAGACGGTGTCCCAATGCTTTTGACCCCAACCCCTTTCATACTCGGTTAGCTCAACTTTGAAAGCCTGGACTGCGGGTTTTGCAATTCTGGGCATTTTGCGCTCCTTTCTGTTGGGTGAGTCTTTAGTATAGCATCTTTTTATCTTTTGTCAAGCCTTGTTGTAAAAATACAACACTTATTTTTTGCTTTGCTCTGCTAGCTCTTTGTAGCCGGCCCAACTTGGATGGATAGCATCTGCTTGTAAGCGTTTAGTATTAATAACGGTGTCGCCGTAGTTTTTAGCAATGAGTTCAACAATGTCATTGACATGCGGCTTGCAAAACTTGTCGTTGCACGGGGGCAAGATCCAATAGACCCTCATCGCTGTCACGCTTCTACGCATTTTGAGGAGTTCGTCAAACGTTTTTACACCGTTGTGATCATTGGTGCCGAGACTGATGATAACGGACCTGGCAGTTAGGTCTTTGTTTTCTTTGTCAATGTAGTGTTTGTTCCATTGCCAAGAGTTCCAACCGCCTTTGCTATAGCTAACACATTCGGTTCTAACTTGAGCCGTACCAACTGCAATACTATCACCTAGGATCAAACAATCTAACATATACACTCCATGAAAAACGGTTACAGTGATTATACTATAACCGTTTTATTTTGTCAACCAGATTAACTGTTTAGTACTTTAGCAACACTATTCATGACACTGGCAATACGTCCAATATCACGAAGGTTCTCTACGGTGTAGCCTTCTGCCTTTAGTGTGTCGTAGTGCGCCTTAACGCAGAAGTGACACTTGCCTACAATACTTGCGGCAAGACTAAATGCTTCAAAGTTTGCCTTTGTAGTTCCACCGTGGCTAGCAATAGCGTTCATGCGTAACTGTGCTGGCAATCCTTTTAGAGCTGGATCATCTGCCATTTCAACGAATGGGTACCAAACGTTGTTCTGTGCCATGATGCTAGCGGCAGTCATTGCTGACTCTGCGTGTACTGGATTGTCTGCTAGCATAACTGCTAACACTTTACCATTGCCGGTTGCAGCCAAAGCCGCTACAGCACAGCCCATAGCAACATCAGGATCCAATGTGCTACGCAAAAGGACAGCGTCCAAGTTTAACTTAGTGTCCTTTGCGTAGTCTGGCAACGCACCTTTAACTGCGTCGATGAATGCCATTATAGTGTTTCTCCGCCTACTGTACGGTTACAAGCACATAGCTCACCAGTCTGTAGCGCATCAAGAACACGAAGTGTTTCTTCTGGGCTACGGCCAACGTTCAAGTTGTTTACAGTAACGTGTTGAATTTCGTTGTTTGGATCAACAATAAATGTAGCACGTAATGCCGCACCAGCTGGTGCATAGAATACACCCAACTGTTCAATCAAACTCAATTCGCCACGTTGTGTGTCAGCGAACTGGTGGTGTGTGATCTTGCGTAAGTCATCGTGGCTCTTTTGCCATGCTACTTTACAGAACTCATTGTCTGTGCTACCTGTTAGCAATACTGCATCACGGTCAGCAAAGTCTTGTGCCAACTTGTCATAGGCCACAATTTCTGTAGGGCATACAAATGTAAAGTCCTTTGGGTAGTAAACGATTACTTTCCATTTGCCTTCGAAGCTGTTTTCTGTAATGGTATAGAACGCATCTTCTGGTTGTCCTGGCTTCACTCCTGTGACTGCGAACGGTGCTAATTTATCTCCAACTGTTTTCATGCTTATTTCTCCTTGTTAAGCGAGTGCGCTCTGATCTTTCATAAGCATCAGAGCTCAGTGTTTATACTGATAGTTCAAGTATACAAGTATATATCATAGAAATCAACTATAAAACCATTAAAACCCATTGTATTTTCCTATGTCGATATTAGCGTATGCCTATAATCGTTGATAAGTATTTCATGACTTACAACGAAAAAAACTGGCCTGCACATTTTGCTGAAAAATACAAAAACATTCCTTATGTGTTTTTAGATGTGCCGCGCATTGAAATAGATGATAATTTTCACCAAGTATGGGAAGAACACAAAAAGCCTATTTTGCGCCTGAAGCCAGATGCACGAGATCCACGCACCCCAGAAGAGGCCGCTGAGTATAAAAGACAAAACCCTGGATGGACAAACCAATGGGTCGAAGCGAACTGGGATGGCATTATTGCATACACTACCGCAGAAGCAGATGATAGATGGACCGAATCAAAAGTAGATGGTTATAAGCTTTTCCCTAAATTCTTTCAAGCAATACACGAGTTGTTACCGGTTAAGAAAGTTAGCCAAGTTTTATTTTGGTCAAACGTTAGAGAGATTGGTATGCATAGAGATATGCATGAGCAGTTGCCGTGGCCTTCGTCTATTAGAATGATGATCGAAGATCATAATCCTTCACCAACATTTTTCTTAATGCCTGTTGCAAACGATTTCAAAACAACCAAGGTCCCTGCTGATAAAACTGGTTTGATACCAGTAGATACAGTAAATGCACCTTCTAATGTCTTTATGTATAATAATAAAGACTATGCTCACGGAGCAATAAAAATCGAAGGATACTCTAAGATTTTATGTTCAATGAGCCTAGACTATGACTGGATTAAACTTGAGCGTATGCTTGACGAGTCTATTGCCAAGTACGGCAACAATCTGCCTCAACAATAACCATTAGCTTCTAATCTCTGTACTAGGTCAACCCAAGGAATCTGGGTTTTAAGTTCTGCTGTAATATTAACACGCATTTCTGTTGTGCCAACTAAAGACAACTTATGACACAACTCAACATGGTTCCAGCAAGGTCCAGGATCTTTTACAGAAAATGCAGGGGCTTCCCATGTTTGGCCAGATTTTGACAAATAGCTAAATGCATTATATTCTTCACCAGTGACTGGATCATATAGGTGAAATCTACGCACTTCGATTCTAAGATCGTCAGCGTAAGTATTCCACCACATAAGTTCTGCACCTTTATAGCCAAATAAAGGAACATTTAAACGAGATATCATTGGGATATCATTTGCCCATGCATCGACATGTGGTGATGCATTAGAGCCAAATCCTGCGGCACCTACAAACACACAAAATCTACGTAACTCTAAATCTAGTTCTTTAAAATGTGCTCGTATCCTGTTAGCTAGCGACCAGTTTTCAAATAAATTTTGATCAATATTTACTTTATCAAACTTTGGCCCGTTCTCTTTAAAAAAGCGTTCTGCTTCTTTTCTAATTGCAGGTAAAATAAACTCTTCTGCTTGTGCGTAATCTTCGGGTGTAGGCAACAAGGAAGGAATAGGGATATGGTAGTCTTTATGCATATCCCTATTTATAGGTAGTAATGTTAGATGTCGCCTTCGCGTTCCTTAGGAAGAACAAAGCCCCAATCGGTAACTACACCATTGATTGTATGAGGCTCGTTCTCGTCATAAGTCCAGCCAAGGTGCTTCATCATGCGATGCTTAACAAGTAAGTTAGGGCTACGAAATGCTTCGGTATCGTTGAAGCCTAACATAACACCAACTTCACAAACTGCACCACTACGGCAAACACCTGCAACACAATGCACAACTACGTTCATACGCTTGTCAAGAGCATGTTGTAGTAGACGAACAAGTTCAGCGGCTTGCTCGTGACTGCAACGCATTTCTTCTTCTAATACGTGATCATTTTCCTCAACGTCTAAAAACTGAAACTGGTGTGTTTCTTTAAACTTGTGCATGGGTGTAGGAAATTCCATGCCAGGGTCAACAATCTGGATCAGCATAGAATTTTCGCCAGCGTTATGATGACGTCCTTTGGGAATGTCACTTAAACTTACATTTTCAATCCATGGCATAATATCTCCTTAAATTAAAAGGCATAGTCAATACATTGACGATTGCCTGATAGCACTTCGGCCATTTGTTTCATACCTTCATAACGAGCCATGCCTGGCCAGTCTGCGGCAAAGATACGGAAGTCATAGCCAAAGCTCATGACATGGCATCCGTGCTTTTCGCTGTAGCGCATACCACCACCACCGCCTGTGCCAGTATGAGCACGTTGACGACCAGTGCGGAATGTGCCACCACTGAAAAGGTCTCCGCCAATGTAAGTGCCATCCCATTCCTTGGGCCAGGCAACGATCCATTCAATACGACCACTCCAACCAGGGTAGCTTTGTGGGCGACCATCTTCAGCTTCGCGGCTACTCCAGCATGTAACACCATTGTGAGGGCATGAATGGCTGTTGCTAACTTTAGGGTTCCAGTGAACATCAAACTGAGTAAACTCTAGTAGACGAGGAACTGGGCAAACAACTGTGTCCTTCTTGCGACCGTGTGTCTTACCAACAACTGACCAATCGTAGGCATCATGCTTTGCGGCTTCTGCCCAGAACATGTCTTGATGGTTGATAACCATGCAAGCCCAGTCGTGAATGCTTTGCTCACGTTCGTACAGTTCGTTCCACTTTTGGTTCGCAACGGCTTCAGCAACCATCAGCTTTCGCTTGGTATTTCGTTCGCGAGCCAGCTTACGCAGGTGGCTCTTGTATTTTGTTTGATCCTCAAACAGTTTACCTGTCTGATCACATTTCCAAACGGTAATTTGACTCATGTCAATCTCCTTAAAATGTAAAACTCTTTTTTTCGCCAGCAATAATATCTAGCATTTCCATTTTTCTATACTCGTCACGGCATTCTCTTGGCATACCAATGCTACCAATTACTGCCATACATGTAGCACACCTATAACTAAAACCACTAGAATGATCAAAGTAAGCTACACCGCCACATGGCATGTACACAGGCTTAGAAAAGTCTAATTCATTTTTCACCAGTAGCGCCTTTCGTACTCAATTAGATTATCTTCCTGTACCGCGGCTTTCATTAAACGCTGAAAGTCCTGACGCCAGGTGCGCTCTGATGCCAAACTGAATTCTAAATTACGCTTTTCGTACTCCAAGTCGCTAATCTTCTCTTTAAGTTTAGCAAGCTCTTTTTCTAGCTTGGCAATCTTTTTTGCGTCAGGTGTCTTTGCTACAATTTTAACCAATGCTTCATTCATACTATGCTCCAAACTTTTCTTTCAAACGTTCGTACTCGGCACGCTCGTTGGCTTCCTTTTGATAAAGTTGCTGGCGGGCCTTTTCTAATTTTGTTTCGCGAGCTTTTTGGGCTTTTTCTTTTGCCTTTGCTTCACGAAGCATTCGTGCATCATATTCCTTGTCAGTTTCATCACGATACACATCCATATAAACGTCTGTGTACTCGTAACCGTATTCGACTCGAAACTTTGCAGTATATCCGCTACCGTATGCAACCTTTGAGTCAAGTGCTTGCAATTCTGCAATAACATCGTCAATTTGGCGGCCATCAAAAATGTCGTTTAAATCAAGATCAAAACTACGATCCAAAACTCTTTTGCGTGTCTTTCCCATATTAATTCCACAATAAATCAAAATTGCCAGCAAGAACTTTTTTCACACTTGCTGTCTTGTTTGTTATATGATCCTGGACACGGTCGTCTTGAAAACGATAGGTCCTAATCTTGTCTCCCCGCATACCAGATCCAACTTGTAGTTTACGGTCCTGGGCGATAGCTGTATTATACTTTGATCTGGCCGTTTCGTCAAGCCTTTTTTGTATATTACTCATTGCCTCATTGAAGCTATTGGTCCTGCTCCTACATTGAGCCACGGCTGTTATACCTGTGGGCCTATGAGTTATGCGGCAACTGTTTTGGTGCTTGTTGCGGTGTTGTCCACCTGCCCCTGTGCCCGAGAACCAATCTATATCGCAATCGCGCTCATTAAACGCAACTGCGGTAACTTCCGGATCTATGACTGCTACAGTAACGGTTGATGTATGAACGCGGCCTTTGCGTTCAGTTGGTGGTATGCGCTGTATGCGATGACCGCCTGCTTCTGATTCTAAATCCGTAAGATCAGGGCCGGTAACCAGGATATGAATTTCCCCTGGCCACGAGCCCTGTATGTGAGTAATTCAGCCTAGCTTGTTGCCAAGTCGTTGGTAAGCGTCAGCAAGGTCGCTGACAAATAGTTTAGAATCATCGCCGCCTTCTGCGGCACGGATTTCAATTACTCGTTTCATGCTACTCTCTCTTTTTTAACACGGCCAATTCGACTAGCCTTGTTCCAATCGTATGCAACACCATCTGGGCACTTGCCATCTTTGATGCTGTCTACTCCAAACATTCCTACTATCTCAAAATTTGGTCCAGTTATGGTTACAAACTCGTTTAAATGTTTAGCAACATTCATCGCTTCTGATAATGTAAGAACTTTAAGTGTTTCTTCTTTTCCTATTACTTTATACATCAATACTTTCTGTGTGTGTAAAATTTAGTGGCATTATAGTTTGGTTGCGAGGGAGGGAATCGAACCCCCAACACCAGCTTATGAGACTGGTAAGATACCGTTTCTATACCTCGCGATAATTTGGCTCCCCGAGCTGGGCTCGAACCAGCGACCAGCGGATTAACAGTCCGTTACTCTACCAACTGAGCTATCAGGGAATAATCAATTAACTTTCCAAAACCCATTACGTGTTAGATAATTTGGGTCATAATTATAGTCTGGGCCTACATCGATTACAGTTGAATGGTCGATCATATCCCACAATTCTTCAGTTGGGATTCCAGTAATTCTTAATTGCCTTCTACGGCTGGTCATTACAGGAACGCCGTGTAAGAAATAATCATTGGTCAAATAAACATCATCATTAGCTTTTAACGGCTTGGTACATTCTTCACCATCTAGTGCCCAATACAACGGACCACCACCATCGGTAATGTTTAATGTCATAATCACATAACCATTTTTAGCAACCTTACTAACTCCTGCACTCGACTGTGAGTCGTAGAAGCCTTTCATGTCTCTGTGTATTACAGAAAAGCCGCCGGGTTCAATACTAACGCAATGGAGGCTGTTAATTTTCTTGAAAGGTAAGGTTTGAATCCATTTCCAAATTTCAAGATGTTTAAATTCATCTTTAATATTCCATTTGTACTCTGGTCCTAATGTTTCATTTCGAATACTTTGTCCGCCTGTTTTTGCCCAACGCTTCATTAACGGATCGTCAACGTTAGTTGTATCTAACTCCATAAGCTGTGTCATTAGCCAACACGGACGGTCCCGAGTAATGTACTTTAATGTTGCCGCACTACCTGGTTGGACCCATACGTCACCTGTGTTATAAATTTCAGGTGGTACCATGCCCCACATTTCATTTAGTTTGGTAGTAAGGTAAACAATACCTTGGCTATTTGATAATGGTATGCCTGCTGGTAAAATATATTGATCGTACTCTTTAATAAAAAGTTCGCGATCGAATGTTAAGTTAATTTTAGCGTAAGCAAGTTGAGTGTAATCGTGCTTGTTCATATATGATATTTACCTTACGCTAGAATAAGTGTTTAGCTACCTACACCACATAGGCCCTAAACTGAGCTGTTACTCTGTCCACACATTTTTTGCTTTGGCTTTAAGTTGTGTTCTCCCCCTAAGATATTTTCGGCACCTCCCCAACAGGAGACCACGGTAGATCTTACGCACCTGCTGTGCCTTTGGTGGTCAGCTCACCCACTTTAATAACGGAAAGTGTAACCGGGTTTTATGGAGCGGGTAGGGAGAGTCGAACTCCGCGATCTTCAGCTTGGAAGGCTGCTGGACGCCCCTTGTCCTGTCTACCCGCATATATTTGGTGGACACAATTTTTGAGGCTGGCCCGTTAGTAGATCACTACCACCTGTTACATCGCGTTTATGTACTATTGCTTGCCCAAGGATTTACCGCGGTACCTTGCGACTCATACTGGATAATGTAACTTATCCTCTGCTCTTGGTCGGAGTACAAGGATTCGAACCTTGGACCCCCTGGTCCCAAACCAGGTGCGCTACCAGACTGCGCTACACTCCGAAAAACTGGTGCCCAGTGTCTGATTCGAACAGACGACCTACCGCTTACAAGGCGGTTGCTCTACCCCTGAGCCAACCGGGCTTAACTTAACTATGGTGCCCCTAGAGAGAATCGAACTCCCGTCCTCGGATTACAAAACCGATGTTCTACCATTTAACTACAGGGGCAAAAATTGGTACCTGGTGACGGGATCGAACCGCCGACAGCCGCCGTGTAAAGACGGAGTTCTACCGCTGAACTAACCAGGCATTAAATCTACTTATCCGTCTTGATTGCTGTCTTTTGGCAAGTCACCATCAACAACGCAATCTTCGACTTGTGTTTGTTCTTGTTTTTGTTTTTTTCCAAAGATAACTTCCCAGCGATTATCAAATTCTTCTTTTGGAACGCTGAACGGTCTTGGACTTGAACCTTTACCGCCATCTGACATAGTAATCTCCTAAAGTTTGGTGGAGGTAGACGGGATCGAACCGACGACCTTTAGCTTGCAAAGCTACTGCTCTCCCAGCTGAGCTATACCCCCATTGCATATAGAAACATTCTTAATACTCAGTTCAATGCTGGCACAAAGAACCTTTCGCAACTGCCAGGTCACCGCAGACATCACCCGCCTCCGATGTGCGGGCTGTGTGCGTCAAAAATGTTTTTATATGCTCTGCATCCCCCGGCGGTAATTATATCGCATCAAGTAGTAGTCTTTACACTACATACCATCACGCACGACCTCCACCCGCTTCCCGACAGGGACCGTTATCGCATTGCTAGCGGCCTTTCGGTTTAAAGACTACCACCCGTAGTTATCACACTACTTCTCATCGTGTGGGTCACACTATTTGCTGATTAGGCAAAACGTTCTTGGCGCACCGTAGGGGACTCGAACCCCTGGCCTTCTGCGTGACAGGCAGACGATCTAACCAACTGATCTAACGGTGCAAAATTCTAATTAATCTACGATCTTGTTCATTCCTGCACTGATTAACAGTACACGGAAAGTGATCGCTTGGTGGTTCCCAACTTGGATCAAACGCATTAAAGTGCTCATTGCGTCCTCCGCATTGGCTATACGAAACAAATCCTTTTGAATTTATTTGTAACCAATCAACGCCTGCATAACATGGAAGTCCAGTATAAACAGGGTCTGTGTTGTTAACTACTCTTAAGTCAACATAATTTGGATCTGGCCTATTTGGGTCAAACACAACAGGCGCAGGCATCCAATTATCATCTCGACCTTGTATTCTATTAATGTCAACTTGACTGTATCCATGATAAGAATCACCGTTTGGTTCTCTTAACACTTGTTCTATGCAATCAAAACCTTGGTGTCTAAATTGTCTAGCTTTTTCTTTTGATTCGTATATTTGTCCCGGAATCAAAGGAATTGTTATACTAATACCAATATTCTTTTCTTGACATTGCTCAAGTATGAAGCCAAACACATCATCGTTTTGCCAAGCATGATATGTTAAGTTTACTTTATCAATGAAATTAAGTACCCCAAACAAAGAGAACCATGTGTCATCGCCGCTTGTGTCTAAATGCACTATAGCAGGTTTCTCTTTTATCTTTTTAAGTATGGTGCTTAAATGTGGAAAGTGTAGTGGCTCGCCACCACCTAATTTCCATAATATCTTTTTATGATGCTTGTACCTTGAACTTTGTAACTTTTCAATAATGGTTATGTATTGATCAAGTGTTTTATCTAAAGCACCAGCTCGCCATTCAGGTCGGCAGTACGAGCATTGAAATTTACAATGTCCGTTTAAAAGCCAATTTACTTCTGCGTGTTCTAGCTGTGCCATGTGCTTATTTAAGCTATGACATAAAAACTAGCTACGGGACACAGGAGTGGCTCCAAGTCTTATATCACGGATTTTGCGTGATTGCTCTTATCTGTTGTTTAAGAGTAGGCCCGGAGGCACACTCTCCCATCACAAACTGGAGGTCGGGGTAGGATTTTAACCTACGAATCAACCGGGTTGCAACCGGAGCCATTAAACACTCTGGTACCCGACCATAAAACTATTATGAAACACACTGATGTCCTGTAGCTTTAACAGGCCTCTCACTGTTGCCAGTGACGCAGTCACACGTCAATGTGCTTTATAATAGTGCCTAAGGTTGAGATTACACCTTAAGCTGATAACACCTCTAGCATTATACTACGCCTTGCGAGCATAGCTTCTCTAGACATCCACATAAGCCATTGCTGTACCTATGTCTGCTACCAGCATCGCCGTTTTTAAAGCCAGGCATTAGGCTTGTCGTCACATGCTATTCTACGCCATCTATCCCGTTAACCTTGCGAGCTATTCAGGTGCGCTAACACCTTACGAAACTTCCAGCATAAACAGATTTCACCTTGCGAGCTACGTCTGACTTGATTACCTTGCGGCCCAAGTATTAGATGCTTTTCACATATGACCGAGTCAGTCTTTGCGTTTTTGTATGTTAGAAGGAGTTGAACCTTCAGCCGTTTCTTTAACAGAGAAATGCACTACCATTGTGCTATAACAACCTACTATGATGTGCTGACTCAGTTGCTGAATAATCTTTTGGACTACACAATACAACACACCACGTACCTTTCCTCTCGCGGAGTAATCAGTCGTCTTTTGCGATCGGTGTATATGCCTGTTACCATACATACCCACTAACCACTCAAACTGCATACAAGCCCTTAGGAGCGACCCTTCGGACAAATACACTACCCTTTCTCATACCAATTGACAAGTTGGTTTTGTAGTGAAGTCAGCACCACCTGTTACTTTCCATCCACTCAAGTTCCCCTTGCGGGCTTGTAAGCGAACGTTCTTCCCACTACACTTGCTTCATTGTTACAACCACCGGTCTTATCAGTGATCGGATCCTCGCGGACCTGAGCAGGCTTGTCTAAACGAACCATTGCTGGCGCAGTCCTGTAGGCGGATTCTGCTTTGGGTGTGTCACCACACTTATTCTTCCTAAACCAGCAAGCTGGCTTAGAGGACATTAAACTGCCCTTAAATCTTTATATAGAGGCACACGGTGCAAGGAGTTGAACCTTGCTCAACTTCCGCTCTATACAGGGCGGGGCTGTCTCCGTTACATCGGCCTTCGCGATTAGGCCTTAGTGCGCTTTTATATAAAGACTTTCTTAACATTGTTGAACAAACTATAAAGCGGCTTGGTTAGAGGCGCAACTACCGGCCATCAACCACGATGGGTGGGCGTTTAGTATGCTCAACAATGCTAAGAAAACTTAGCAACAGATTTTTAAAGAACGCTGTTATTTCTAACTAAGCGTCTAGTTTACATTGAAACTAACTTTGTGTCAACCACTTTTTAAAGTGTTGATTGCCAAAATTGCTTCTTGTACGGATGCAATACTTAAACAGGTCCTATGTGCAATTTGTTCTGCACTAAGATGAAGTTCGAGCATCGCTTTAATTTCGCTAATAAGTTGTCTACTCATATACATATAACGCCTTAGCGTTATAGTACGTTGACTTGGTACCCGGGGCCGGACTCGAACCGGCACGCCTTTCGGCGGGAGATTTTAAGTCTCCTGTGTCTACCATTTCACCACCCGGGCATAATTCTTTGGTGGAAGCCGAGGAAATCGAATCCTTCTAGTCACGCGACTTGCAAGGCCACGCCGTACCCCAGTACTGCCCCCATTACCATTCATTGTATTGTCTCGTTATGGATAACAATAGCCCTATTATCGTTTGCTTTTAACGTGTCAACTTATATGGAGCACCCGTCGATGCTGGATCCAATTTCGTTGCGAACACATAAGGGTCCCTAGTGTGCTCTGACATCAACTCGTTACAGGTGCCGGCCGACAGAGCTGTAAGTGAGAGTGCATTAGTCTGGTGGACACAGACTTTTTCCAAAACAATACAATGAATGGTACTCGGTAGGGGAATCGAACCCCTCTTCCCGCCGTGAAAGGGCGGTGTCCTAGCCGATAGACGAACCGAGCAAAAATGCCACTAAATTTTTAAAGAACGTATACTGCAACTTGCGCTGTAGTATCTAGTTATTGTATGCGATCGATATCGCCTTGTCAACAACTTTTTAAGTTTTTTTAAAACTTTTTTGGAGCGGGTAACGAGGTTCGAACTCGTGACATCTACCTTGGCAAGGTAGTGCTCTACCAACTGAGCTACACCCGCATCAAAAAAATTCTAAACTTACTACCAACAAAAAACCTCGGAGTTTTTAGTTCCGAGGCTTGATCTATACAGATGTAGGATCAAGCCCCCGGAGTACCCTCCGCGGCTGTGTTTGTTACTGGTAATAAGAAATCATTTAACATAGTGTAATTATATATCCTTTTGTTCCCTTTGTCAACCTCTTTGTGCAAAAAATCTAAGATTTTTTTTGGTACCCCCACCCGGAGTCGAACCGAGATGAACCAATTATCTGTTGCTTACGGGATATAAATCCGCCGTTTTACCATTAAACTATAGGGGCACGAATACGTTGAATCAACGTATGCTTATCGAACCTGCTATAGAAAAATGTGTCATCATGTTGCTAGTATATATGCCTTTGATCAGCGTGTCAACCTCTATTTTGGAAAAATTCCTTAAACTTTAGTACACACTCTTCAAAGGTGCCGCCCACACCCCAGCTAGCAATAATTCTTGTGCTGGTAGCATTATAACGTTTCACATCGTGGGCCACATCATTACGAATCAGCGCGGGGCGAGTAAGTGCAAACCTATAGACCTCTTTCATCTCGCCGTTGATTCTGTAGTGGCGTTCATCTGGCTTGTACACCTTTTCTATCTCACCTACTGGTTCATAGTAAATTGTTTGGCTTGTTTCATCACACCCAGCGATAGGGATATTAAATGCTGCCAACCGATGACCGTCAATGTGTAATGGAATGTATCCATCTGGTCCTGTATGATAGATGTTTAGCCAGCCACCAATAAAACGAAACTGGTCTAAAATTGAACTTAGGTATGGATCCTGTGTTGCATCGATACGTACATATCCTTGTTTGACGTAATCGGTCTCAAGCTTGTGCATAACTAATTGTTGAATGTACGGAAGATCCAAAAAGTCGGGTGTTTCGTAAACGTAAAAATTATCAAGCATACATTACTTATCGGAGAAAAAGTGGACTATTCCTGGCGCAACCTAAACAACATATACCAACACGTACTTAAACTAGGCATGTTGAGTCCTCCTGAGGATGTCATTGCTTCGTGGCTAGTATTTGGTAGTAAGTTCAACATTGAAAACTTCTTAGAGTTAGGATCCTATTTAGGAGGCGGTATTGGTATTTTTAATCAAGTCTTGCACGAAACTGGACATATCAATGTAAAATTTACAGGTGTCGACCATCTAAGCTTTATCGGAGCAAAAGCGGCTAATGCCAGCGGAGCGTGGTACACCGATCATTTTAATCGCTGTTTGTCTGCCGAAGAAATTAAAAGCCTAGCAACACTATCCACCCCAGAAGATATGTCAGCGTGGATAAAAGAAAGGTGCGAGCGCCTAACAAATGTCCCGCTGTCGGTAACTTCTGTGCTACACGAAAAAGAGGCCGGCACCAACCGATACGATATTATTCATCACGACTACGGGGACGGGGTTGAAGAAAACTTGCTTACCATGCAAAGATGTTTACCTATGCTAAAAGCAGACGGAATATACATTGTAGATGATTGGTGTACTGGTGCTCCATTGCGTACATGGGCAACTGTAATTGCACAACAACAAGGCTTGATTTACCCAATCATGTGGGGCAAAAATAAAGTGTTCTTTGCCAAGTCTAAAGAAGTAGCACAAGATACAATAAAGCAAATTTGTGCTAATCCAGAATACAATGGCAAGCTGTTTAAGTTTATGCCTGGATCAGATTATTTTGGTTCAGGCTATGCTACAATTAGGATGCACTGGCAGGCAATGCAATGGAGTTAAAGTACTCCCTAACTTTGTGCCATGTATTTTCAACTGAACCTGTAACACGATCTACAACTTGACAACTTACAGTAATACGGAATCCGTTACCTTGCACAACATTGTGTGGTAACGAAGTCATTACTAGTGCGCTAGGAACATCGGTTGTTACTTTGTATATAGGTTCAGGACATTCTTCCCAGCTACGCTGTCCTGCTTGTAACTCATCAACCCATTTGTATCTATAATCTAATATTGGGCTTCCACCTAAGTAACTAGGCCTCCATGCTTCATAGCCATCTTCTTTATCAGAGTACCAATGTATTTCGCCTGGGGCTTCTGCCAGTTCGTAAAAGCTTAGTCTTGTATTAAGCTTCATTGCATCAACGTGAACGTTCTTGTCTCTTGTATTGGGCATTAGTGCAAACGTTCCAAACGCACCTGCCTTTAATCCCAATGGTCCAAGAAAGCTATCTACCATGCTTTCAAGTTCTTTCGACTGTGGGGTAGGATACAACCCTAACTGACTTCTTGCACTTTGTTTTGTGTGTAACTCAGAAATAAAGTACTCGCGTAGGAGTACTTTGGTTTCTTCTGGTAAGCGTAGAGTTAACGGAACAAAGAAGTCAGCTTGCATCCATTACTTATTGTTCTCACTAACCAGCTTACAGGTGGCTATAAACTCATCGTATGCTTCCTTTACCATTGGATGCTCCATGAGCTTTTCTGCTTCTGCAATCATAGCATTAACACCAGCTTCTGCAACTTCACGAGCACTTGGCCATTCAAGTGTCTTTGCATCTGGGCCAAATTCTTCAACAAGCTTTTCCCATGCGGCACGTTGGCCTTCTGTCAGCGGCGCACGTTTAGGACGTAAGTCACTTGCTCGCATAATCTCTTTGCTGATAGCGTCTTCGGCAAACCTACCAGCGGCAATCATTGGTGCAAGCTTTGCGTCAATATTAAACCTACGCGAAGAACCGCCCGGATAGCATTGTACTAGGTGATTGCCTTTAGGAAAGCTATCAAGCAGGTCACTATCGTATTCTGCAACAGGAATATACTTGCGGCCTTCCTTAATGTAATAAACTTTTTTGGTCATGGTGCAATTACAATTTCATCAAAGCCTTCATCCTCATACGGCATTTGAAAGTTCTTAATCATACTATCAATAACAACACTGGGGATTACTTTGTCTGGACGACTCTTCAACCTACGATTAAGTTCATCTGTGTTAGGTGTTTTGAAGACCACTGCAATTTTATAATAGTCTGGCAACATGTTGATTTTTCTAGCACGAGATTGGATAGTAGTGGATGTTTGGTCCCACACAATATCCTTGCCTGCTTCTCTTGCTCTGACTACCTTGTCGGTCATTAAACCGACTGCTGTAGGCATGTAATCATCAAACACCTCTGCGTATGTAGAGCCACATTCACGTGCATAGTCCTCAACAAACTCATCTGTTGAAACAACGACAGTATTATCAGACCATTGCTGATTCTTGATCCAGGTAGATTTACCCGAGCCAGGAACACCAATTACTACATACAACTTTTTCATTTTATTTTTGAGAACGAATCTTGCGACATTCTTCTTTTACTTTGATAGGATAGTCTGGACTAATTTCAGCGAGACTGCAATCATACAACTTGCCTTCTTTTTGAGGAGTTGCAAAAAGCATAGTAACACAGATAAATGCCGCTGTCAATGCTCCAATCAGTTCCCAATTGATCTTATTCCACATCGCCAAACCTTTCTTTCATTTTGGCTTGGCGCTCTGCTTCATGTTCATCGCAAAGAGTTTGAATCCAACCGCCACTTCGGCTCTTACCAGGTTTACCACATTCCTCGCAAGTTCTTGCCGCCCACGACTCTGCCATACGGACCATGCCGTCAACCATATCATCGCCGCCTTGATAATAAAAACGCAGACCACCAAACTTTTCTTTAATCTGTTCTACAATAACGTCAGGGCATCCGCTACCGCGACCATATTTTTCTTTTTGCTCTTGCTTCCATTTAACATGGTGGTGAATTTGTCCACACAATGCTTCGAGGATTGGCCACCAACCTGCTCCTACGGCAAAGCCACCGTATGGGTGGCTAAACATTTCAGGGTATGCCTCTGTCATTTTCTTTTCAAAGGCATCATATTCATCTTCTTTATACATTATTCTTCTCCAAATTGTTTAATGACTAGATTCAATGCTTCAATTACTTGTATATTAATAGCAACATCTTCAGGATGCAACCAATATCCTTTGGGATTAGATTCAGTCCTAGGATTCTTTTTCCATTCGCGCAACTCTTTTTTAAGATATGCGCGATAGTCCTTTAAATTTAGTACAGTGATACGGTCTGCGGTTTCACCATCTAACTCAATTTTCTTTGCCATTTGGTAACTTCCTTAAAACAAACTACGAGCCATAATTGATACGCCAGTACCCTGAGCACCTGCTTGTCCGCCAGCGTTAAATTGACGCACAATGTTAACACCAATGCTAGTTGTATTCTTGACTGCAACTGTATAACCAAGCACCAAGTCCATTTCACGAATCTTAGGAGCCAGGCTTACACGTTCAGTTTGAATTACGGGGTTGGCATCAGTAGTTCCGTCGGCATTGTCAGTGTAAGTGTAGCCAGTGACGCCTGTTACGTTAGCATGACCACGACGAACTGCAACTGGAGTAGCAACTGCCAGGCTTAATGTGTCTTTGGTCTTACCTTCAAACAAGATGTTGCTTTGTGCCACGCCAAGCTTCCAGCTATCAGAGATTACAGTAGAGCCAAGTTGGACCATGCTGTCTGCTACGTTAGAGGTACGGGTCACGCCCATTGTATAGTTTCCAATCAAACTAGTGTTACCACCAATGTTGTGATTGAAGCCTACGCCAGTCCATGCTGTATTAGATCCACCAAACGCCATTGCTCCGCCACCTTGTGTGCCCAGGAAGCCGTTACGTTCAGTCAATGCACCAACTTCAAGGCTTAGACGAGTGCTGTCGCTATGTTGCCATTCGTATTGACTAGATGTACCGCTGTCGCTAGACATAAGTGTAAGCACACCATCCTTACCAACTGGAGTAGCAAAGTGTCGATAGTTTGCACCAGCCATAGCCATCCAAGGTGAGCCATACTGGTAACTTAGTGCATTGTTGTAACCTACTGCTTTTGTCAGGTCCACTGTGTAGTTGCGACCAATGGTGTCAACTGCCTGTGTATTTTGCAACACTGAGCTGGTACCAAGGCTTACTGCACCAGCGGTCACCACGCCAGTACCTTGCAACTGTTGCACTTTACCTTGCGGACCTGAACCGGTTAGCTTGGTGTTGTTAGCTAGAACCAGTGTACCCATAGGCTGTGTTGCGGCATTAAAGTCTACAAGGCCATGGCCGTACACTTCGTCAACGCCCTTTGCACCAAGATCCTTTGCTGTATTAAGTGTGATTGCTACCAATTGCTCAGGACGCAACTGTGGCCACGCTTGCTTCATAAGTGCAATGCCACCTGATACGTATGCCGCCGCTGGACTTGTGCCTTGTACCGCTGTAGAACCGTTAGTACCCATCTTCATCTGGTTAGCCATGCTACCATAAACTTGCATGCCAGGTGCTACAACAAAGAAGTCTTTAACTTGATAAGGGTCGTTGCAAGTTGTACCTGAAATGTTTGTACAAATATGGCCTGCACGATTAGAGAATGGTGCAATAACTGTGCCAGTTGAATCTGTTGCGCCAACAATCAGCATACGGCCGCCGAGGACTAACTTGCCTGTGCTGTCAACTTGTGTAGCAAACGCACCAGGGAATTGTGCATAAGGCAAGCCCTGGTTACCAGCCGCGGCAACAATAATGCTTCCTCGATTGGTACCAACTGCAAATGCGTTGACATCCTTTATGCTATAGCCATACATTGACCCATAGGCAGTTGGTGCTCGCCAAACTCCAGTTACACCCGGGTTGAGCAAAGTCATTTGCTTTTGAAAGTTGGTGTCAAATGCTGAACCTAAGCTTAGGTTAATGACCGTTGCACCGTTAGAACTTGCCCAGTCAATGCCTTTGTAAACTGCGGCCATTTCGATACTGGTCATTGTACCACCCTGGCCCACTTGACCAAGTAATAGTTTAGCATCAGGGGCAACACCAACGGTACCTGCACCATTATTATTTGCGGCCGCAATACCTGTCATTAATGTACCGTGCCAGCCCCATGTAACTGCTGTTGGATTGGTTTTATTATTTGCGGCCACTACGCTATTAAAGTTTTTGCTGGCAACAATCTTGCCAGCGAAGTCGCTGTGTGTAAGGTCAAAGCCGTTGTCAAGAACGGCAATGGTTGCACCTTTACCAGTAATGCCGCGGGCCCATGCGTTAGGGACACCGCCTACTTTCAGGACCGTGCTAATTTCTTTTGACTCGTAGTTGAGTGCCTGTGTTTGAGCTACTGCCGAACCAGCAAATGCCAGGGCACAAACTGTAGCGATAAGTGTATGACGAAATTTCATAATGCCTCCTTAGGCTGTAAATTGATAGGGCTTGTTCCACTTGCCAATGTTAACATCAATATACCAGCCCACATCAAAGTAATCAGTCTGAATATCGCTGTTGTCGTGATTGCCATTGTTCATGGCAGGAATGACTTCTTTAAGGAAGGACAATGCCTTGCCAGAAAAGTGTTCTTTGTACCAGTAGGGATTGACGTCCATAGATTGATTCTTACGCAAGTAATCAATTTGGCTTTGGTCCATCTTACGACCGTGCATAACGTTAGCATCGGTGCTAATAAAGTTTTCAATAAAGTCAATAGGACCAGATTTAATGTTCAGTGTCAGCGTAGAGTGGTTGCGTACGGCCAGGCTGGCTTTGACGCCATACTTCTTGCAAATAGACTTGATAGTAGGGGCCAGTTTAGCCTTAAGCTCTTGCGAAACGTATGCCATTTTAGAACTCCTTTTTGCTGAACATGTGTATATTATACGGGGTTTTGACCCTAAAGTCAACCAAAATAGTGTTGTATTTTTACAACCCTGCGGCAGTTTTAATTTCGTAGCGAGCAATCTTTTCGTCGAAGTACATATGAACGCCTTCGTTATAAGGACTTGCTACTACAATTTCGCCTAGTTCGTGTGCAACGGCTTGAGTGAAGCTGGTCAGTACAGCGGGGTCGATATTGTGAAATTGTGAATATGTTTGGATAAGTTTTTGAATTTGCTTATGCATTTTAGAACCCCTTTTTGCTGAACATGTATGTATTATACATGCTTTTGGCCCTAAAGTCAACCGTTTTTTTGTTGTTTTTTAGCAACAAATACAAAAAAGCCCGCAAAAAGCGGGCTAATTTGTCTAATTTTTAAGCAAATTAGAGGGTGATGCCCATGGCCTGAGCCTTGTATGCAAGTGCAACCATCTTGCGGCTTGCTTCGCCATGACGGTACTCAGTAACTTGAACACCATTGCCAGCCTTACGTGGGTTAGCATAAACTGCATAACCGCGTTGACGGATAACGCTAATGGTAGCAGTTGGGTTCTTAATACCAAAACGCTTCTGGATAGCGGCTTCTGTCAATGTTTCGCCATTGATAACCAAAGCTTTGAACAGTTTATACTGTTTGGTGTTTTCATCAAACTTCTTTAACATTTTGTTTTTCCTTAAATTGTACATCACTTTGTGATGGTCTTATTAGTATAGCAGACATAAATGAAAAAGTCTATACAGTTGATAACCATATAGACTTCTTTTGGTAAACTAGTTTATCTTATTTTGAGGAGATAAACTCGTTTAGGACCTTGGCCTTCTTGATAATCTCTTCCTCGGTGGGGAAAGGTTTGAAGGTTGGGGTAGCAGGTAGGTTGGTATTTTGGAAACCTGCGGCTTGAGCTTGTGCGTGAGCGAAGCTCACCTTGTTGTTATAGTCTGACATAACCGCATCACGCTGGGCATGCCAATCTTGCTCGAGCATTTCTTTTGCCATCTTAAGTAGGTCAAGACGGATCATGTAGCCATTTGTAGCTGTTGTACTCATTATAGTTCTCCTGTGTTTGAGTGTGTTGTAAAACTGTTGTCTTACAAAAATAATTATACACTACAAAAATAGAAAAGCCACCTTTTACAGTGGCTTTGGCAAAATTACTTGCTGGCTTCTATTTCTTTTTCGTACTTCTTGACTAATGATTTCATTAGTCCTATCCTACGAGTAAAAAATTCTTCGTGGTCAATGCCACGGAAGATAGGAGGATATAGGCCTGCGACATCATTGAACTCTTTGGGACCAATGGCCATTGTTGCTTGTGCCAAGACGCTGGCAATTTCTTTGCGCCTTTGTTCTGGCATAGACTTGTTTGCTACGGTCATGTTAAAAATCATAGGAGCATTGATGCCTTGCTCTCTCAAGGTTTTTAATTCCGGTGCCTGTTCACTGCGACTTACGCAATTGAAACCAAGCATTTGTAATTTAGGTTGCTTTTCTTTAAATTGGTTATAGGTGTTAATGCTTTCCAGCGCCATGTTTACACCATTGTCGCCGACCATGTTTACTACCGCATCAAAGTTAGCCTTGAATACAATGTACCTAACTTTGAATCCATATTTTTCGGCAAGCATTAGACTTGTAATGTGTGCGGCATTGCCAAAACCAGTGCCACCAACAACAACTTCTTTACCTTTTAAATCTGCAAGGCTGGCTACACCACGCTTAGAATCGCCTACGTTAGTAATAACTGCCCAACATACATCGCCAGCGGCGTGTACAGGAACGTAATCTGCTTCGTTGATCATTCCTGACCTTGCATTTTCAATGAAGGCCGGGGCAATACCAGAAATACGATCTTGCGGACTTGCATCCATATACTTTAATCCAAGGATGCCGTTGCCGCCGGGTTTAAATTCTGGTGTAAAGAAATACTTTGATTGGATTAAGTTGGCCTTATCAAGTAATTTAAGAACCAATGGAGTACTACTTTGGCTTGCGGCTGCTGGAATCACCATAGTAATATTTTCAGGCTTCTGTGCCCAGGCACTGAACGACAAGACTGCAAAAAGAGTAACGAGTAATTTTTTCATATTTCCTTCAAAAATAATGAGGCAATAATGCCTCATTACTTATTGTATGTTAATTTAACCTCTTGGCCAAATTAGAATGCGTACTTAACACCAGCTGTTACGCGGTTGCCATCAAACTGACTGACACGGTCTTGACCGTATTGGCGTGCAAAGTCAACTCCTACACTAACTTGTTTGGTAACTGGTACACTTGCACCAACACCAACAGTCATAGCATAGCCATTTGCGCTAGCTTGATTGTCCAAATATGCAACACCAACCTTTGGGGTGATGGTAACTGGACCTAACTTAGCAACATCAACACCGCCTACTAGGCTATAACGATCTTGATCATTGCTACCTGCTGTAGCACGTTCAAAGCCAGCGGTAACACCAACGGCTCCAAATTTTTGACCTAGTGTCAAGCCATAACCATTACGGTTTTCTGCACCGCTGTAGTCGCGTGTGCCAGTGACACCAAATTCGGCGGCGCTAGCTACTGTAGCAGAAAGAGCGATTAAAGTTGCAATAGTAAATTTTTTCATTTAGTTTCCTTTGTTTAGTCAATACACAGATGATGTATTGTACACTTTTACTTACTCAGTGTTTACCAGGGGGTAAAGCCAAAACCCGCCGAAGCGGGCTTCTTTATGCAAATACTTCTAACGAAGTCCCACATTTATTACAGAACTTAGCTGTTGCTTTATTCTTGTGTCCACAGGTGTCACATTCCTGTTTAGCCTTTACTGTTACAGGTGCCAACACTGGCTTGTTGTTAGGTGTTTCGCCAAGCAACTTTAGTACGATGGTGTGCTTTTCGGCTTCCATTGCACCCATGAAAGTTGTTTGGAACTTTTGTTCACTACGGCTACCTGGAACAGTAATGCCTACGTCATTGACTGTTTGGTTCATATCCATCCAGTCCATTGTAGCCATACCATCGTGGACTTCGCTCTTGTTGACAATGCCATTGTCGGCACAATACTTGTCTACTGCGGCGGATGCGGCTTGTGCCATCACTTGTCCGTTTTGGCTGAAGTCAACACTACGCAGGGCACCATTGACGTTAAAGCTAGCTGGATAAATGCTATTCTGGTTAGTGCTACCGCTTGCAGTAATCCATCCACGGTTAACAGGTGGAACGTATGGCTTTTCAAACTGGAACTCGATACGAACTAAGCCATCTTCTAACTTGATGCCACGTGGGCCATCTTCAATAGCTTGGGTACGTTCAATGAACTTGAACTTGTTGCCTGCGTTGAGATTACCATTCTTAACATAGCGCTCGAGATCAACTTCTTGCCCTGCGTTAAGAACCAAGCCACCTTCGATAACATTGTCACCATCGATGAAGATGTTTACAAGTGCTCGAGTTGTGTTGAGGTTTTTGATTAGAAAGCTATATTCGCTACCAAATGGAATATAAACTGTGTCCTTGAATTCACGGAGGATCTTGCCGTTTGCTTTTAGACTCGCAACGAGTTTTTGATTATACATCATTTTTCTTCCTTTTACTGTGTACAGACTAAACACATAATTCTTAAAGTCTGTTGGTTGTAGCTAATGCTACAAAACTATTTAGTGGGTGGCATAACCCAAGGACGCTCCTTTATGTCTGATTGTCCAAGTAGTTTGCCAATTTCTTTTGCTAGTTCATATTGATGACCGTTGCTGGTATACAAATAGTCATAGTTGATTGTAACCAATGTGAATGGTTTCATGTCCGGGGCCATGTGTTGCATTTTAATATGCACCGTACCAAAGAAGTCTTTTTCAAACCAGACTTCTGTCGGATAGATGTGTACAATTTCCCCGGTTTCGATTTTCATATAAACTTTTAATTTGGTGCGTCTGGTGGGAATCGAACCCACGCATCCGAAGTTTTAGAGGCTTCTGCTGTTCCACTTAGCTACAGACGCTTTCAAGTAATTATAGCTTATATTGTAACATTGTCAAATCTTTTTACTCCGAAATGTACTTTTTCTTACTGTCGTATTCCTGGTAGTAAGGTTCGTTTGGCTTCAAGACACGGAAATCATTTGCGTATGTTAGTGCCGCAAGCAATGCTTCTTCCTTGTCAAGCAAATCACAAACTATAAACTCACTGCCACATGAACCTTCAACATTCTTAAAAGGACTGTGTCGGTATTCATTGTTAGCCAATGCTGTATGGAAGTCTTCGCCATATGGAAATATGACTCGTGTGATTCCCAGCTTCTGATTTCTCAGACGGACTTTATCTACAATGGTAAGTTTAGATAGTGTAGCTTCATTGTCTCCGTTGATTGTTAGCAAACAATCCTTGACTTTGATACTACCTTTGGTGTGGTTATTGTCAGGTGTTTCCTTAGTGCTCCAAGGAATACTACAATCCACATGATTGACATATAATGTTTCGCCATGAAATTTTAAGACCCACATGGGAATGGTCTGATCCGTTAAGTGTGCTTTGTTAAAGTGGAACACTACGTCCTTACAAGCGTATTCAATCTATTGTGCCATTTTGGTTTCTCCTTATTTCCTGTTTGGCTTCTTTCATTCTCTCACGCCACTTCCAGTTAAACATCATACAGCATCTGCAATATAACTCTACTGAAAGCTTGCCGCGCATCTTCTTATTTGCGCCTGCTTTGCCGTGATAGATACTTTTCATACTATTATATATCAAAACAAAAGGCCTGTCAAGGCCTTTTGGGAATTTTCTGTTTATTGGTATTCCTACCTCAGCGAGCCGATCAAGCGGCTAGTGCGAATGAACTGTCGTTTGCAGTTACTTGTTTTGCTTCTTCGACCGGGTTACCCCAATCCTAACGGGTTTCACATTCCCGTGCTGTCCACTCTGTTACTCTTTGCCCTGTCGAAACCAGGCACCCCCATCAAAAGCACACATTAAGCAGATATTACTTCACCACTATCATCTGTACCATCGCACTATTTCAGGTGAGTAGCGATGTATGTGCTTTTGGTGGAGGTGGGGAGAATCGAACTCCCGTCCAAGACCTGTTTCACTTCACTTCATACAGCAATAACTCTTATTTATTCTACTCC